ATCCTACTATTACTTCTGGTAAAAACACCAAAGTAATTATCGTATCCACTCCACATGGTATGAATCATTTCTACCGCATGTGGCATGATGCAGAAAGATCTAGAAACGAATATATTCCGACAGAAGTTCATTGGTCCGAAGTTCCTGGCAGAGATCTAAAGTGGAAAGATCAAACGATTGCCAACACTTCCGAAGAACAGTTTCGTGTTGAGTTTGAATGTGAGTTCTTAGGATCTATCAATACCCTAATTGCAGCATCAAAATTAAAAACATTAATATACGAAAACCCAATTCAGAAAAATGCAGGATTAGATGTATATGAAAACCCAATAAAAGATCACAATTATTTGATTACTGTAGACGTTGCTCGTGGTTTAGGCAATGATTATTCAGCATTCATTGTTTTTGATATTACAGAGTTTCCTTACAAAGTAGTAGCAAAATATAGAAATAATGAAATCAAACCAATGTTATTTCCCAGTGTCATATTTGATGTAGCAAAAGGATACAACGATTCTTGGTTGTTAATTGAGGTTAATGATATTGGAGATCAAGTTGCAAGTATTCTTCAATATGATTTGGAATATGAAAATGTTCTCATGTGCTCCATGAGAGGTAGAAACGGACAAGTTGTTGGTTCTGGATTCTCAGGAAAAAAATCACAACTTGGAGTTAGAATGACATCTGCAGTTAAAAAATTGGGTTGTTCTAACTTAAAGACTTTGATTGAAGATGATAAGTTACTTACTTTGGATTATGAAATTATTTCGGAACTAACAACGTTTGCACAAAAATCAAATTCCTTTGAAGCAGAAGAAGGATGTAATGATGACCTTGCAATGTGTCTGGTAATCTTTGCATGGTTGGTTGCACAAGATTATTTCAAAGAAATGACTGATAATGATGTTCGAAAGAGAATATATGAAGAGCAAAAAAATCAAATCGAACAAGACATGGCACCATTTGGATTTATATCAGATGGATTTAATGATGAATCGTCTTTTGTAGATAGTTCTGGTGACAGATGGTATGCTGATGAATATGGTGATCGTTCATACATGTGGGATTATATGTGATGGATTTTGACGATCAAGTTGAATTAGAGCATTTATTATTTTTTGATCGTAAATGTAGAGTTTGTGGAGTAATTAAAAGTTTATTAGACGACTATTACTTAATAAGAAAAAATAGAAGTACATTAGCATCTTCATATTCATATGAATGCAAGTCATGCACTAAAAAAAGAGTAAATAATTCCAAAAAATATAAAATTAAAAACAAAATTGATTGGGAATATCCTGATTGGTAGATATCATGCATAGTTTCCCCACTGAAAATACCCTTTTCCATAAATATTTTTAGATAAATTTGGACTGCGAGGGTAAACAAGATGCCATTAAATTTAGCATCTCCTGGGATTAAGGTAAGGGAAGTTGACCTTACTGTGGGAAGAGTTGATCCTTCTTCTGAAAAAATCGGTGGTCTTGTTGCACCTTTTGCACAAGGACCAGTAGATTTACCAATCGTTATAGGATCAGAAAAAGATTTACTCGATAACTTCGGTAAATCATACAGTACAGACAAGCACTATGAGCACTGGATGAGTGCATCATCATACTTAGCGTATGGTGCTCCAATGAGAGTTGTTAGAGCCGATGATGACGATTTATCAAATGCATATGTCGGAACTGGTGCAATTAAAATTAAGAGTATTGAGCACTATGAACAACTTCAGTATGATGATAACGTTGTTGCAAACAGATCTGTAATTGCCAAGAATCCAGGATCTTGGGCAAACGGAATCAGAGTTGCAATTATTGACGGATTAGCAGATCAGATTCTGACTATCGATACCACTAATATTAATGGTGGAGCCTCAAATATTGAAGTTGGAATGGGTGTTACCCAAGCAATTTCAGCAACTTTACCAGGTGCAGGAACAACTTCATCTCTTGATGGTTATCTCAAGGGAATTGTAACACAAGTTGCATCTGAGACCATTTCTGTTAAGGTACTGAGTCATGTTTCGGCTGCTGGTACAGAAACAACGGTAGATTATCAACCATCAGGTATATATGCATTTAATACCGCAGGAGGAGAGGTAGGAATTCATACAGTTGGTGAAACGGTTTCCTTTGGATCTACTTCAATTACTACGGTTAGTGATTGGTTTGATTCTCAGACTTTAGCAATTTCAACTGCAACTAGTGGTGGTACTGTCACAACTGCTACATTAAATTGGAACAATGTTGCTGATAGACCAGGAACATCTCAGTTTGCTCAAGATAGAGGAGCAAGATTTGATGAAGTTCATGTTGTTATTATTGATGGTGAAGGTAAAATTACTGGTACAACTGGAACAATTCTTGAGAAGCATCTCAATCTTTCAAAAGCAAAAGATGGAGAATATTCTGTAGGTTCTCCATCTTATTGGAGAGCATATCTGAAGACCAATTCTTCTTTCATTTTTGGTGGATCTGCACCAACAGGAATTACAACTACTGGTTATGCTTCCGGTTTCTCCCGTGCAACTGATGTTGATTGGGATCAAAATGCGGAAGGTGTAATTTTCGGATCAGTTGGAAAGCAAGATTTAATTCTTGCTAATGGAGTAAATTATGATGGCAATCAAGAT